AACAATCTTTCCCATGAAAAAATTAAGATTCTCATCTCGACCGAGCACGGTTGGTTTCAGTCTGCAGCAAGATATGACATGATTTTGGGTTTGAATTTAAAAGGACCAATCAGAATGGAGCTTTCATGCCATCGTCAGCGATGCTGTAACTTGATCCCTTAGCACCGTTACCGGTGTTAACATTAAAGGGAGATTAAAGGGAGACCGGAGGCGGTCCTTTAGGCACCACCGTAGCCGGTTTTGGCGCGAACGAAGACGGTTCGGTCCGGAAGGCAGTACTTATGGTATCGACACCCACAGAGAGAGGGCTACCACCAACGGTATTTATTAGCATGTAGAGATAATGACTTACCATTAACCACCGTCAGCGGTAGAATTTGCTCTCGGTACACCAGGCGGTCTGTTTGCTTAAACCCAGACGGTCGTCCTAAATTGCCCTTTGCCTCCCGGAGCGTGGCGCTGTTGCGCGCAGCCAGAAAGTCTGTCTGTTCTCAATTAATGATGCTGACAGCTCAAATATAATAGCTCAGTCAACAAATTTTTCAACCGGGTGTGGTGTAGTTACAGTCAGCACACATTGCACATAATACAAAACACATTTATTTACAGGACGTGGCTTCACAGCTCGGACAGCTCATTAGCTAATTTCAGGGGATTGCATTAGAGTGTCCTCAGGTGCCCCTATTTCTCTTAGTCCTGACCCTACGGTTGGAAGCGGAGGTCGTTAAATCAACCTTGCTTCTAGTCCTCTTTAAGGTTCGAGTGCTGCATCCCAAACCCTGCTGTGCAAGAAACCTCCTACCCAAGGGAAACTGGTCCAAGTCTAGAGAAAGTTTTTCCTTGAGGTTAATCTCCCAAAATTTAAGTCCAGCATAGGGGTCTTCAGGACCGGGTTGTACAACATTGTCTGCACACTTAGTAGCAGGGGAGTTAATAAATCTGTATATGTCCTCCAGCATAGATGAAGTGGGTGGTTGCAAGTTTATGTCCCAGTGCTCCAGGACTGAGGGCATCAACCCCTGCAAATGGGACACTGTTTCAGGAGTTAATTGCACGGAGCACAGCTGCAGAATGAATGCAAGCTTAAACTCCTCTACATGTCTTTGATATACATTGAACTTGGAGGTGTCATACTCTGTCATTGGCTTATCATCTACGGGGACTGTAACAGTGATGTTTCCCCCTCTTGTATTATCTCCTACAGTCACAAAAAGTTGATTGTTCCATGCCAACCCATTATTCATGCCCTGTGCTCGAAATAGCCAGTATGGGCGGTTGAAAAGCTGGCCATCTGTTGAAACTAATGATCCGCTAGGACTTCCAAAGAAAACACTTGGCATTTTTTGAGTATTCCCTAATCCACCCTTGGGTTGTAGATAATAGGTTTCTGCTGGAGGCAATTCCTTGTCAGTTCCCCCACGGGACCAAATGTGCCTGACATATACTTGTTCTTTCCTTGCAAAAAAAAACATGCTATTTCCTGCCGCCTCCTCAGTCATCTTTAAATAATCAGGATATAGACATATTTCATTAGCTATGTCTAAAGGCAACTCTGACTTACTTGCATTTAACTCTTTAAAGTTTGCTGCTCCAAATCCAATATCCATCATATCACCGTCCTCAATGGGTTTATTTTTTAGTTCTAGAGGTGGGCATGACCCTGCATCTGGCTTGTCTGTAACACAGGGACGAGCCTTGGTCCAGTACTCCCCAAGTGCAGGTGTGCACCCTATGAGTAATACCTGCTGCTGTTTCGCGTCCATACCTGTCTGTTTCCTGTCATCAGTTGTTTGCTGGCCCACCTTCCTGTTAATATTTTCAGTGTCAAGCAATGCATTGAAATATGAATGGCCAGTAATCGCCCCTCCTAAAGGCTGCCCTCTAGATACCTGTATGCCCACTACAGCCCAAACTAACCTTTCTTTAGAGGGGTTATGGACTGTTTTATCTGGAAGTGCAAACTGGTTGGGATCCGGCAGGGAGACACGAAAAACCCGGAATTGATTTGGGGACACTTTCGGGACTGTTTTGTCTTTTAACTTTACCTCATAAAAGGGATGACCTACAGTCAGCAACCTTTCTGTTTCTGCATGATAAAATATGTCTCTGCGCTGTATATATTGCTCAGAGCATAACACTTTGGTCACAGGTGTAGGTGGCAAATACAGCTTTTGTCCGGGCTGCCAAAACGCCATCTGAAAGACAAGATTATCCAAACAGTCTTTTGCGTCTGCGTTTTCGCTTCATCAAACTGGGGTGCAAGAAATACTGCCTATACAATACCTCTTGAAGATTGATGTTGCCATCGATCACAACAGTGGGTGTAGACCCGTGACCTCCATTCTCATTTACATACTCAGTGTCCTCATAGGCTATACCTTGACCTTGTGCAGATGAAGAAATTGCACCAACACCCAAAGACTTTGTGTGTGTCACAGGTAGTAGAAGTCTGCGCCTCCCTCCTGCACCCTGAGAAATGTGGTGGTCCGTGCTTTCAAAAAGTGTCATGTCGCTGTCGAAACTCTCCAGATCAATGTCCTCAAAGTCCTCAGTGCCCAGGTGTGCTTCTGTGACACTTGTTAGGACCTCACTGTCCTCAGTAATGAGGGGAAGTAATTCCAAAGACACAGGCTCATCAATTGTGCTGAATGAGTGCCTAAGGTGGTACAAGGGTCCCACCCTCACCCCACTCCGAGTCCCAATAGACGTGGGTCTGGACACTCTGCTCACACCAATCCTCCCCGACGGTCCCTGCAGTATCCGTGCTGCAGAGGTATATTCAGACTCCTGTGCAGGCTGCAAAGTGTCAAGCTGCTGCTCAGGTTTGTACGCCTTTGAATCGTATACTGGATTCTCAAAGACATACGAGCCTGCTGCAGCAATCTCGTCAGGGTCTTCCACTGGAACCTGTGTGTAGTAACGCTTGCTAAACCAGTTGAATAGACCTTTCCGTCCCTGAAAAGGCTCTGCAGGAGTGCTTGTGCGTGGACCATTGAACAAAGACAGTTCTATGGACTCCCCTGACTGGCTTCCTACTCCAGTGCCACCCACCAAAATGTTCTCAGAACCTGATGTATCTGCGATGACAGATGCATGCCTCACTGGGGGTTGATACAAAGGATTTTGAAAGTTCGACCGTGACATGACATGTGGCTGCAGGTGTTCTGTAGGCCTTACCTCTAACACTGCTATATCATCTGCACCTTCAGCAGAAAGAAAAGTGATTGCAGTGTCCGTGGATATGTCACTGGAAACATCCAAACCACTGACCCCCTCATCCACTGGGACAGACTCAGGAATAATAACAGCAGGTGCATCAGGTACCGTGCCCTCCACCAAAGGCCCAGCATCTTCGATAATTCCAGGGCGAAAGGATCCCCAAGTTTCCAAGGATTCCAAAGGAATGCCACCAGCGAAAGGATTGCTAGGTAAAGATGCAGAGGACCCGCCACCGCGTAGAGGAACATAACCTCCCGGAGGTGCCTTTCCCATACCAGTGCCAATTCCTAGCCCTCCCAAATAAACTCCAAGACTGCCATACTGCAGAATCTTATCTGCAACAGTCTTACCTTCCACCTTCGGAATGACATCTGCAGGACAGGTGCCAGCTTGCTTGCAAGTGCGGTATAAATCATACACATTTGCACGCTTAACTCGTTTCAAAGGCGGCATGATTTTTATTCAAAGGCACGTACAAAACTATTTTTTTTTGGTAAGCCACTTAGTCCACTGCGACCACCGGTACTGATCAACGTCCTCTTGGAGATGGATTAGAACGATGAGCAGGATAAGCAGCAGGAGGAGGAGGATGACCCAAATACCTGGTATCTGTCCCAAGATTATTAGAAACACTAGAAATAATAGAAAACGCATGCAGGCTTTGTCCTTTCTGGATGAGTCCTGTAAACACTCCCTTGGCAGTCAGAAGCGCGGTTGTACGGATTTAGCGAGCACACGTGAGGAGGTATAGCCTGTACAAGATCAATTGATATCTACATCCAAGAAAAACACGGCTATATGGGCAGCTTATCACAACGGCACCCCCAACGTTCCCAGTACACCAGAAATACAATCAACATAAAAAACAACAGAGAAAGCTGCAAGAACCAGATAGTACAAAACACACAAAGAAGCCCACCGTGTTGCATTTCCATTACCAGCAGAGTGCCATTACAGCTGCACAGTATTTGTTGCAGTTAGTGAGAGTGGACAAACACTCAAAAGTCAGGGGTAACTGTCAGTCCTCTGGCAACCATGCCAGGTGGCAAAGGCACTGCTTTCAGAAAATCTCGTCTCTGATCAGGTGAGATGAAAGTGATTAGCACAGTTGCATTTCCCTGCCGCTCTGATCCCTCATCTCCTACAGTCCACCATGTAGTAGTGCAGTCTCTGTACCTGTGTCTGTGATTTTTTTTAATGCGGAACCTATAGCACTTCACCTGGTTCCCATTTCCAGTCACAAGGAGGCACTGATGCGCACCTTCAGTTCCGAAGAGATTGAAGGTGACTGCGGCTGCAGCTGCGGCTTGCGAGGTTACTTCTGTGGAGTCTGGTGATGGTGGCGAGTCGCCTTCCTCCCCTCGTTGATCACCCAGCGGTACCGCGCTCGGCAGCGCGGGGGAGGAATTGCTGCCAGCAGCACTCCCCGAGGAGTGAGATGAGTAGGGAGACGGGCGACCTGCGGTCCTATTCCGGTCTTGGCCAGCTCTGAAGGGACCGTGAAAGGGAGAGTGTCGAGGAGAAGAGTCAAAGACGGCTCGGTCGGGCGCGTCGGTCCCCCTTGACACTGGGTCGTAGTTGTGTTGCCACAGGCCTTCAAGGTTGTGTCTAAGGTGAGGGGATGGACCAGAAGGTGAGTGAAACACATTGTGGCCATCCCGCACAATCCACGTCCCTGTTGTCCCGTATCTGGTGGCGTCTTTTGAAAAGAACTCATAATATGTCCGTGCCCCATTCATGCTGGCGAAGTATAAACCTAGCCCGTCTGCACTGCCAGTGTATAGCTCCCAGCCTGTGCTTGTGCGCATGTACAGTGCACTCCAGGCAGTGTACCAGGTCTTATTACTGCTGTTCCCATCATACTCCACTTCAATGATTCTGGCGCCTTGTTTAAGACACTTTTTAGGTTCCTGTACATACCGATCCCAGCTGGTATCACAAAGAGACCATGGCAGCTGCCCCCATGGTGTTTCCAACATCTCAGTCAACAGTAATTGCATCTCTATTGCTTGCTTGGCCTTTTCTGCACTTACACTGCATGCAGGTACTGGACACATCCCCAACATAGTCAGACCCTTTTTTCGAGCAGCATAAAGCAAAACCTGCTCTGACCGCACTGTCTCCCAGAAGATTACATGATCAGCAAGACACTGACTATTTTTCTCAATCAGTTCCATTTGCTGCTCTTGCGCTGCAAGTAAACGTTCGCTGGCTGCACTCATCTTCTTCCCCCTCGTCCTCTTGCTCACTCAGGTCTAAGCGTCCCCATAACCTTTCAAAGAAATGTTTCCAGTCTGCATCAGTAATAGAAAAAACGGGCTCACCATTCTCATCGGTGGGACAAGGCTCCTTGAAGTAGAAGGGAGTGACTCTGCTGTGCAAATACAGATACTTTTCCTCTGAATGCACATCAATATTAGTCGTTACTAAAAGGGGAGGTGCTTTCATTTGGACTGCAGATTTGTGCTTTCTATCAATACAAATGGGATACCCATCCAGCACATTTCTGAGGTATGTGTCAAAGTACTTCCAGCAGGCATGAGTAGCATCATCAATTAATGCAGCTCTGCAGTCGCTTAAAGGAGCCAACCAGAAATGACTTTGATGATTTGCAAAAGTTAGAACCCTGCCCCCCAGGAAGGAGATCAAAGAATTACAGAGCATAGACTTGCCACTGTTAGGGGGGCCGATCAATGCAAGGCAATTTTTCTTTGGAACACCTTTTAGCCAAGTCCTGAGGGCAGTGACAAATCTTATAGGCTCTATGCCCTGAAATTTAAACAAATTCATGATCCCCAGCCAACTCCCACTTCCTGCAGTCTGGTCACACCGCCTTTTGATAAATGCAGACATTGTCAAAGCTTGCACTTCTGCTCTCAGATAATGCTTTACCATTGTGGAACAGTCTTTGACTAGACGTGCCTGATTACTGCTTGCCAAAAATGCCTTCGCATTACTGTCAGAACCTGCAATTCTAGCATAATCATATGCAATCTTGGATTCATCTGTGAGCTTCTGATCATATGCCCACTGCACCATGGTTCCAAAGTCAAACTTAACGGCATCCCCTACATTATAAGACACATTTGTTTGCTGCTGTATCCATTCTGGAAGCACACCATATGTGGAGGTGGCCTGAGAAAGAGACAGCTTATACCAGAACAAAGCAGGACATACCCCCCTAAGCTTTGGTGGTTGCAGCTGCAGTTTGTATTCTTGTACATTCAGCATATTACTCATTAATTTTGAGACAGTGTCTCTGCTTTTAGCCGCATTAAAGACAGCCAAATATACACACAGACTTCCTGTCTCATGCACCCTTCGTGTAGTTTGCAAAAAGGTACACTGTCTGCATAGCAATTCAAAGCTTGCAGTGTACAGCACCTCGGATACCCCTACAGCAGCTATCACCCACTGCTGATTCGTTGTCTTATTGCTGTGGAACACCCTTGTAACTTCGCCAAAGGAGGCGACAAACAGCAGTCTAAACAGCTTCTGAATGCTGGCAGCCATTTTTCTTGCACTATCTGTATCTGAAGGTGAGCCCACCCCCTTTTCAGAGCTTTGAGAGCCATACCCATTAAGTACCTGCAGTCTTGGCGAAGAAATACAATTAGCTTCATGTCGCACAGATACTGCAGAGCTCGCCTGTTCCCCAGATTCAAACAGCCTCCGCTTTACGAGAGGGTTACGCTTGTTCGGTCTAAATGTGATTGCAGCAAAGCTAGGACTAAGCTGCTCCACCTCTGAATTATCTGAGCGGGGACTTAAAAGCAGTTTTCTTTTCAAATTCGAAACATGTAAGTCTCCCGCCTCTTTCTGCTGTGTTTGGAATAGCTCCAGGTGATTTCCCGGTCCTACACTCGCATTATCTACAAAATCCTCATCACTGCTGTGCAGCACCTGAGATTCATCATCACTATCACAGGAAGAGTCACAGTCAGCTTCATACAGAATAAAAGAAGACCCACCCACCCCAGAACTACCTGCATGTTCATCCATGTCTTGTTTTTCCCTCGCATAAAGCACACAGGATGTCTAAGTCCTCCAGGAGCAGTGCATGGAATGAGGTTATAGACGTCTGGCTCGTTCTCACCGCGAAGTCCAGTTTTTTCTCACAACAGCCGCAGCATACCCCAACATAGTAAACTGACATCCGTGGGGGTTTAGGGGGTGGTCTGGAAGGCCTTGGTTGCTCGTGGGTCAGAGAGCAGGCAACTGTGACGGCAGGCTTCTCAGGTTTCAAAGGTTTCAGGTGCAGGGTCAAAGGTATAAGTGATTCATTCGGAAGCACCTTGCTTGTATTGGGGCCGTGTACCATCCCGACAGCAGTCGTAGCAACGTCCCCGGACCCGACCCCTGAAGCTTACATAGGGCTCTTCAAAATATCTATGTCTGTCTTTTTCATCAGCTGTAAGCTTGGCGCCACAATACATGCACCGGATTCTCAAAGATGTAATCCACGGGGGATTAGATGAACAGTCCCCAGGGTGCACTACTATGCCTGGGAATACATTTCTTTCCATCCATAGAGCCAGCTCCAGGCAACCAGTGCAAGCAGCAAAAACAAACCCATCACGGGTTACAGGTTGTATATCTTTGAGTTCACATCTCAAAGCATCAACCCTTTTAAGCTTGTTTTTGCACCAAAGACAGCTTAGAGAAGTGAATGCATTGTCTGGCATGAGGCAGAAAACGCGAAGAGATCTCTCCAGGGATGGTATCCCTAACCTTGTGCGGTGTGAGCTTTTATAGAAACCTGATACCATCTTTCCCGCTTTCTAGAAACGGTTAAGGTCTTGTGATTGTTAAC